GGATGTAGGTGGTCAGTATAAAATCGAATCATTTTTTTCCTTCATAGATATTTTTAAGCTTTGTTCTAAATTGCTTGATCTTTTTTTCTCTGTTAGGCCACAAAATGTATTCTTTTTCAGGATTTTTTTCCAAGTTGGTAAGGAGAGGCATAACTGCAGCATACAGTTTTGCAAGTCTGTCTTCTAATTCTACAGCTGTCGTTGTGGTTTCATCAACAGCTGCTTTTAGTTCATTTTCATACTTCTTAAGATCTTCTTCACTAACAGCAGAGAAGCCAAAATCATCATCTTCGTTTAATTCCATGTTACTCTCCGAAAAAATCGTCTAACGTTGAGCTAGCTTTTTCTGTAGTCCATCCCATCACATTGACAATGGTTTTGATTGGCTCAACAAATGCTTTATCAAATTGAGTTTCATAATCTATGAACCGTTCAAGTCCAAATTGTTTAGGTAAAGGCCCGGTCGTAGCAAACACATTCTCATGAATAGGGTTTGGAACCATTAGATAAGCAAATTTAATCTTCTCGCCTTCATATATTGGACTGATAGTACTATCTAGCTTCTTAATTTTAATCAAGTGGTTGTGAACGAGTGCCGCTCTGACGTGGATGGGAACACCAGCCCTCGATGCTTTTTTGTATCCATTACCAGAGTCAAAATATTTAACAAGGCCACGAACACTACGAGGGAATGCAACTTCCTCAAAAGGTTTCTTATAGAAATCAACTCTACTCTTTTCAATGTAAGAGATCAACTCTTCTTGTGTACCATTCATAATCACGCCAAGAGCTTTCTTAATGTAATCTCGGCATGCAGAGGGTGTAGAACTTCTAACAGCTTCAATCCCTTGCATCTTCAGCTTAGGTTCTTTGTAAGCGACACCTTCGTTGTTGTACACATTCAAGATGTAATGTTTTTTACCAGTCCAAATGCCTTTATTAGCAATTGCCTCACGTTTCATTTTCATCTTCTGTTGATAAGCATTGACGTGAACAGCAAGCTCATCGTAACACTTGTCAATGAACGGCTCAAACTTTTCTTCACACGCTTTATCAAGGAAGTTAACAATCTTCTCGTGATCGGACTGGTCTTTGAAGACCATGTCAACAAGCTTCTCAAACCGAATGTACATTGAGTCTGTATCACAAGCAATTACATAATCTTCACCTGTCGTCTTAAACAATTTATTCAAGTGCGCATTCATCTTCTTCTCCATCCAACGGATAGAGAGTTGACCAGCTTTAGTGATTGACTCAGCAAGACGAGGATCGAACCAGCGGAAGTACACATTTGACAACGCACCATAAGCACTGTTCAATTGAATCTTCTTAGCAAGCTGCATATTGTGGCAACGAGCTACTTCATTGGCAAGTTCTTGTGTGGGAGTCTTCTCATACAACTTCTTCGCTTCGATCATTCGCTTTTTCCAAGCTGAACGGTCGTTGTACATCGTCTCCATCAGCTTAGGTAAGAATCCTTGATAGTCTCGATCGAACATACAACCAGTTGGAGTGATTGTTACATTCTGCTCTGTTAGTTGATTACGAATTGACAAATCATCTAGTACTTTTTCTTCAATGATCATCCCTATAGAATCGGTAATCTTATAATCAACAAGAACACCATCATTATTAAACAACTCACTATTTGCAAATCGAGAATACTGGCCAGTCAATGTTTCAGGACTGATATTGTATTGCATGATCAAGTGAGGATACAAACTGTTCAAGTCAAAAGACACAACCCAGTTATGTTTACCAACCTGTGGATCCTTGACATAAGCGCCCTCAATTTGTCGTTGCTTTTCAATCACTTTTGGATTGTCAACGACAATATTTCTTTCAAGCAAGTAGTTGTGAATGATTGTATCCCACATTCGCACGGTTGCAAGAGTGTCAATGTAGTTCACCTTACCGTCATACGCAATAGCAAATACTTGCTCGATCAACTTTAACTTCTGATCCAAACGGTAAACCAGGTCCACGTCTCGGATGTTGTAGTTCATGTAGTTGCGGAAGTCACCCTTGTAGAACTCATCGAGCGTCTCAAACCCCAGCTCGGTGTAATCCAACTTACGTTCACCCAGCTCAATGAAAGCAATATGGTCAAGTTTAAAACTCTCTTGTTGTGAGAAAGAGAACTTCTTATATAGAGCCATGTAGTCAAGAATAGTAATACCAACTGGCTGCTCAAGGTTATAAGTCTTACCCATAATCTCAAACTCACGTGAGCTCATGATCCCCCAAGGAGACAACTTCTTTACACTGTAGTCACCAAGGATACGTCGAATGCGATTGACAATGTATGGCATGTCAAAGAACTCTACGTTCCAACCTGTAATGATATCAGGGCTGAACTGCTTGGAGCACCACACTTGGATGAACTGCTCAAGCATATGAGCTTCACTCTCACAGTGAAAGTACTTAACGTTTGGTAGCTCTGGTTCGTAAGGAAGCAAGCCTAATGATATGACCTGGTCATTCTTACGGAGTGTGATAGCAGTGATTTGCTTGTTTGCAGTTTCGATGTCAGGAAAACCACCATCAGAGGCGGTCTCAATATCGATTGTGACTACGGAGATCTTTGAGACGTCATATTGGATCTCACCTTTGTACTTGTCGTTAATAAACGTGTAGCCAAAGTTTGATAATCCATATACAGGAAAATTATCAACTGTTTTGTATCGATTGACGTAATCCCGAGCCTCACGGATTGACTCAAAGTCAATTCTTTTAACACTGTGACCTTTCAGGGTCTTGTATGGGGTGTTATCATCGTGTGAAGGAACAAAGAGGTATGGCTTGTAAGGAACGGCAAGTTGGATTTTCTCTCCATCCTCAATTCCCCTAAGCAATACCTCGTTGCCGCGAATGTAGATATTCGTGTAAAAATTCATGTAACCCCTCAATTAAGAGGTAATTATATAGCAAATCGAATGTTGTTACAACATTAAAATTAATACCATCTCATTAAACTTGGATGGTTTCTTAAATGACGAGCTCTAGTCTCACCAATTTCAATCATTAAGTCAACAAACTTTTTAAATATTTTCATATTAGACCTCTACGCATTAAAGTTGCCATTCTACTTTCAAGATCTTTATGATCTACAGCGTCATTTAAATACATTTCTACTTCCGATTGGTACGAAGGAGTGAATACCTTTTCTACCCAACTCCAAAAATCTGATAATTTGTGCATGTTTCTACCCATATGTCTTTTGAACAAAATAATAGCCAGCACCTTGTGGATGCTGGCTGCTTGGTTTACAGGTTACGTTCGTCTTCTTCGAGAAGAAGTTCACCCATAGGTCTGACCTTTTGCTTTTTAGCTCCGGCCTCTTTTACTTCGATCTTCTTTGGTTTCTTGTGATCTGGAATAATTCTTTCCAGGAACACTTGAAGCATACCATTGAACATCTCAGCATTCTTTACTTCAATCTGATCTTCTAATGCAAATGTACGTGTGAATGCACGGTTTGCAATACCTTTAAACAGAAAGTGATCTTCTTGCTCAGCATTTAGAACATTGCCTTTAATAACCATTTTACCATCAGCAAGCTCGATCTCAATATCTTGCTTAGCAAAACCAGCAACAGCCAACTCAATTACGTAAGTTGTGTCACCAGTCTTCTTAATGTTGTAAGGAGGATAGTTGGGAATATTCTTAGTTACATCATCATGTAGTCTTGCAAGACGATTGAATTGATCGTCAAATCCAACAAAGAACTTATCCATGTCTTTGAAAGCAGGTACAGAAAAAATAGTAGTCATAATATATCTCCAATCACTTAGCTGTAAACACTTTAGAAACTAATGTTTCTGCTGCAGCACCAGTCACGTCCCAATATGTTTTGGCGACTTGTTTAGTAAACAAAGTCTGTGCATCTACAAATTGTTGGAGAGGTTTTTTTACAGATTCGTCTTGGACGAATTGATTGAGCCAGGAAGTTTTTCCTGATTGAATGGCATCGATAGCCATGTTTGCGTAAAATAGCATAATTGCTCCTTGTTAAGCGAGATTAAAAATAACTAACCCCGAAGGCATTAGTGGTAGTTTTTACTAGGGTACCAGCCCAGTTCCCATCCCGATGAGATGAGGTATTTATATTAATCCATCAAGACGTAGTCACTTTTTGACACGCCACATTCAGGACAGTTAACTTCATCAGGCAAACTCAACCAGTCAGCTTCCGATAGTGTATGACCACATACAATACAAACGTAAACTTTTTCAGACATTATAGCGACTCCAAT